CACCCTGGCTTTATTTGTTTTTTTAATAGGGAGATGATTAAATGGCAAAATGCGACCAGTTCGAGGCCCAAAAGAGAACATATGAAATAGCACGGATGATAAAGCGTAAACCCGTGAAGTGGGTGCTTGCCCATTACAGCAAGAAGTGGAATGTCTCGGAGTCCACCATAAGAAATTACATTTCTAAGGCAAAACGTGAGTGGACTAAGTGGTTTAACAACCTGCAGAACTCTGGCTTAGGCTACCACATTTCTCAATTTAGAGATATTAAAGACCAAGCTTATAATAAATACGTCGTAGTTGAAGAAAGAAATGACAAGACTGGCGAAATAACCAAACGAGTAGTTCCTATGCCTGACCTTAAACTAATCTTTGACGTTGCTAAAGAAGAAGCAAAATTATTGAATGTCTATCCTGCCGAAAAGAAAGATTTAAAGCTTTCCCAAAGCTTTGCTGATTGGCTGACCGAGGCTAAACAAAGCCGGAACAAGCCTAAAGGCGCAAACGAGCAAACAGAGACAAGCGACGAAGAAGATGACTAAGCTTATAATGTTTTTGTAAAGAAGGAGCAAGAGTTTGCCAAACTCAAGTTTAACAGTAGACAGGCTTGACTATGAAATACTAGATGAGTATATGAGTGATTGGAATAAATTTGCCAAAGATATTCTTAACGTTAGATTAACAAGGAAACAAAGAATAGCTTTAGAAAATATTCAGCTAAACAGGCGTGTCTCGATTCGATCTGCACACGGTTGTGGCAAGGACTACATGGCAGCTGTTGCTTCTTTATGTCAATTATATCTTAACTCCCCTTCAAAAGTAATCAACACCGCTCCAACGAACAGACAAGTGGTTGATATCATGATGTCTGAGATTATTAGAATTCACCAAAACGCTAGGATTCCTTTAGGTGGAAAAGTGCTCACCAATAAAATCACATTTGATAGAGACCCTAGCTGGTATATGGAAGGCTTTAAAGCTCGAGATAAAGTAAAAGAAGATTGGTCAGGATATCATTCGCCTAATCTAATGATAGTTGTTACTGAAGCTTCAGGAGTAGAAGACGAAGCCTTTAATGCAATTGAAGGTATTTTAACAGGTAATAGTAAGTTAGTTTTAATTTTTAATCCAAATAGAATGCTTGGCGAAGCCTATAGAAGCACGCAACAAGCCAACTATACTAAGATGAGTATTAGTGGTTTGAGATGTCCCAATGTTAGAGCTAAAAAAGTTTTAATCCCAGGGCAAATTGACTGGGAATGGGTTAACGAGAGAATTACTACTCCAGGCTGGGTTACTGAAATAAGCGAGAGTCAAAAGAAAGAAGAGATGCATGACTTCAAATGGGAAGGCAAATGGTATAGACCTTCAGATTTGTTTTTAGTTCAAGCACTTGGTGAATTTCCAAGAGAAGCCACTGATGCTTTGATTCCACGTGCTTGGGTTGAGATGGCGTTTAAGCGATGGAAAAGATGCAAAGGTAAAGGGGAAGGTCCTTTGAGATTGGGAGTTGACGTAGCTGGTATGGGAGCAGACTTAGGAGTTTTTACATATAGAAGAGGTAACGTAGTTGAAAGGTTTGGTGTTTATTCTAAGCAAGACCATATGGTTACCGTTGGTAAGATTAAAAATTCTTTGATTCAACCTGACGACAAAGCATTTGTAGATACAATTGGTGAAGGCGCAGGTGTTTATTCTAGACTTATAGAACAGCGAGCGAATGCTGAATCTGTTAAGGGATCGGTAGGAGGAAAATCAATTGATGATTTAACTGACTTAACGGGACAAAGAAAGTTTATCAATTTAAGAGCTTATCTTTATTGGGCGATTAGAGATGCTTTAGACCCAGCATTAGATGGAACCTTAGCCTTGCCACCAAATGATTCGTTGTTAGAAGATTTAACTGCGGTAAGATGGACTGTGAAAAGCAATGGTAAAATTATCCTTTGTCCTAAAGAAGAAATAAAGAAAGCAATAGGTCGGTCGCCAGACTTTGGTGATTCAACGAGCATGACTTTTATGCCAGACCTTGGAAGAGGATTTAGAGTAATTGAAATGGGTGAAGACATAGATGATGATTATGATGATGATGACGATGATGATTACGATGTTGGCCTTAGAGACCAAGACAGATTAGTTAGAAGATTAGAGAGGGACGAAGATGATTGATATTAGTCAGAAGTTGAAAGAAGCACGCAGGGGATCGAGTCTTAAGATGATGATTAACTATATTAAAGCTAAATGTTTTTCCAACGGCGCTAACCAGTCGCACACAGGAACCTATTCTAAGATAGAAGGGAGGGATAAAATTGGCTAAACAAAACAAAGGATTTTTCTCAAGAGCGTTTGATTTTATAAAAGCTGAAGTAACAGGAAGACCAACAATGGGATATCATGAAGATGAGATTATGGCAGCGTTGTTGAAAGCAGGCAAAAAATATTACAAAGACCCAGTGCTTGCTTACGAAGAACACATATGGACTTACGCTTCAATATGGGCAATATCAAACGCAGCTGCAATGCTAGGAAGAAAGATGCAAGACTATGACAATGAAGGAAAAAGAATTGATGTTGACCAACACTGGCTTCTTGATTTGTTAGAATTTCCAAATAAAGAATATAGTGGCTATGATTTAATTGAAGGAACGTTTGTTTATTTAGAGCTACTTGGAGATTCTTATTGGGAGGTTGTAAGAGATAACACTGGCCGTCCAACAGCTTTTTATTTAATGAGGTCTGACAGAGTTACACCAGTTGGTGATGAGAAGCAATTAGTAAGAGGATATAAATATATGCCCAATGTTAGAGAATATTTCTTAGCGCCTGAAGAAGTTATACACTTTAAATATTTTTCGCCAAGGTCTGAGATAAATGGCCAAGGTTCTATCAAAGCAGCAACTCAATCTTTAGAATCAGATTATTTAGGTTCTGAGTCTTCAAAAGATTTTTTTAGAAGAGGAGCAATTCCTTCCTTTATAGTTGAGAATCCAACAAGAATGTCAGAGCCAGCATATAAGAGACTGAGAAAGGCATTGAAAAGACATCAAGGTGTTGGTAAGCAAAGAGATGTTTTAATCTTAGAAGAAGGTTCAAAATATGTAAAGACAGAGATGACACCTAAAGAATCTGGTGGTTCTGAAACAAGTGGAAAAGCAAAAGAAGCTGTTAGCGCTGGAGTTGGAGTTCCACCAATGAAAATTCAGAGCATGGAAGGAGCTTCATACGCAAACGCTAGGTTCCAAGATTTAAGCTTCTGGAGAAATACTATGGAACCAAGAATGAAAAAGTTTTATGCAAGGATAACTTTAGACTGTTTAAGAAATATGAACGAGACTGCCAGCATAACTCCAGACATGTTGAAGATGTTAATGAACATTGATGAGTTTAAAAATGAAGCTACAGCTTATGCCGATTTAGTAGAACGAGGAATATTGAAGCGAAATGAAGCAAGACACAAATTAGACTTAGACTCAGTTGGTGAAGAAGGAGAAGTGTTGACAGTCAATCCAAACTTAGTTCCACTTAAAGATGTTGTAGGTTCTTTAGAACAAGAAGAATTAGATGAGTCGGAAGGATAAACAATGGCTTTAGCAACTCTTGAATCTAGACAAACAAATATAACTTCTAAACAAAGACGCAAACTCTTATTGAAAAAGTTTGAGCAAGACAAAGCTGAAAGAAGAGTTCTTAAGTATAGCAGAATATTTAGAAGAAGATTTAAAACTCTTATTGAAGACCAAGAAGCTAGAGTATTGCAGATGCTGACGACCTTGCCACCTGATAAAAAGAGAATTGCAAGAAGTGATATCTTTGACTTTACTACAGAAAATAAATATCTAGCTGAAGGAATGAGATCGGTTTATATTCAAACTCAAACTGATTCAGCTGAAGAGTTGATGGATAAATTTAACATATTTGTTAAAGCAGTTAGACCTGAAAAATTATTACAGCAAAAAGTATTTGATTATGCAGATAAATATTCTGTTGCTATGGCAAAGTATGTTAACCAAACAACTGCTAAGAAAATTCAACAGGTTGCAATTGAATCTATGAAAGAAGGAAAAACTTATGCTCAAGTAGGAAAAGATTTAAGCTCAAAAGTATTTCCGCAATTGAAAGATGGTTATAGAGCGAAGATGACTGCAAGAACTGAAGTTCATGGTATGGTTGAGAATGGAAGTTATGAAGCAGCTAAAGCTTCTAATGTTGTTAAAACGAAAGAATGGTCTGCTGCTTATGGAGCTCGCCCAACTCATTCCGAAGCAAATACCCAAGTTGTTGGAATAGACGAACATTTTATTGTTGGTGGGTATGAGATGAGATATCCAGGAGATGCAAGTCTTGGAGCCGATGCTGGCGAAATAATAAATTGCAGATGTTCTGTTTTGTATGGAACTGAAAAAAGAGAGCTGTCTGACAAAGGAAGTAAAAAACCAAGCACGTCTGCTGCACAATCAGGGGCCACGTTTAAAGAAGCAAAAACTATAGAAGAAGCTCAAGATTTTGCTAAAAGAAATATTGGTATTGAAAGAGTAAGATACAAAGATTTGAGATTAACGCACGCGAATGAAATTAACAGAACTTTAATTGATTTGAAGAAGGCATATAATTTTGACCTTAGAGCAATTACTACTAGAAAAGACGGCAATTATTTATTTCAAATCTCTACTAAGAGTTACAAAGGAGAGATTAGAAATACTTTAGAAATTAATCTTGAAATGGTAAACAGATTCCGTAGTCAAGAATCATTTGCAAAGATGGCAATGAATAATTACGACAAAGGATTTTGGGCATCAAAGAATCTTGGAGATGTGTTAACTCATGAGATAGGACATGCTTTGACGGTCAGAAGAGGACTTTCGACCAAGGCTTTTAATAGAATAATTGATACTTTAGAAAAAACAAAATTGCCAAAGATAAGCACTTATGGTTCTACTAATGGAGTTGAAGGATTAGCTGAATGGTTTGTTGCTTATAGCAGAGGAGACAAAGTCCCAGCAGAAGTTGCTAGCCTTTTAAAGAAATATATGGGAGTTACAAAACCTATGACTTAAGCAATTTGAAAAATTTAAGTCAAAGTTT